AACCTCTCAAAAAACGAGCATTACCGCAATTCAAAGGTACTGGAAGGAAAACTTGGGTTGGAAAATGCCTGGCTATCACTTTATTATTTTACCTACTGGTGTTGCAGTTCCGTTATTGCCAATAGAACAAGTTTCTAATGGTGTTGCAGGTTTCAATAGTGTAACAATCAATATTTCTTATATAGGAGGTGTTGACACTAACAGCAAGCCAGTTGATAATAGAACTCCTGCCCAAAAGGTAACCATTCTAAAATTACTTTCAGATCTAAAAAAGCAATTTCCAAACGCAATAATTCAAGGGCATAGAGATTTCCCTAATGTAAAAAAAGCCTGCCCAAGTTTTGATGCAAAAAAAGAGTATCAAAATTTAAAAACAATTTAAAGAAAATTATAAACCCATTTAAACAATGAAAAAATTATTTAGTCTGTTGTTTTTGTTTGCTGTTTTGGTTGGAACATTAGTTGGTTGTAAAACCGCTAATGTTCTCCCACCAACAATAATTGAAAAAACCAACACCATCATCAAAAAAGAAGTGGTTCACGATACCATTTTTGAAATCCAAAAAGACAGTAGCTATTATAAGGCGTGGTTGGACTGCCAAGACGGCAAAGTAGTCTTTAAGACAAATATTGATAGTCAAAAGCCGAAAATAGAAACTAAAAAAGGCAACTATTTACAACCTCCAAAGGTCAATTTAAAAGATAATATTTTAACCGTTGATTGTGAGGCCGAAGCCCAAAAAATGTATGCCAAATGGAAAGATACTTATATACTCGAAAATAAGCAAAGCAATACAGCAAAACCAGTATTAGTTGAAAGGCAACTTACTTGGTGGCAAAAATTCTTAATGTGGTGTGGCAGGATTTTTTTAATAGTAGTACTTATTTCTGTGGGCAAATTTTTTTTCAAATTATATAAACCTTTTTAACTATACAATTAAAAATTTAAAATAAAAAATTATGGATAAAAACTTAATTTTTGAAGCAAATCCTAGTTTGGATTGCTTTTATGAAACTACGGATAGCTCTTGCTTTTTTACAGAAAACGCTGCCGAAGCACATGCTAAAACCTTAAAGGACAAAAAGGTAAATTTTGTGCATAAGTCAAGTAGCACTACCGAAACGGAGCAGGTAAACGACCCGAGCGAAAGCGAACTGGCGAAGCAAATAGAAGTAGTAGCAGAAGTGCTAGAACCAACTGCTCCTCTTGTGGAAACTGAAAAAGTAGAACCAAATGTTGTGCCAATAGCCGAAAAACCAAACACAAAAAAATAAAATGAATACAGTATCATTTAATAGACAGGACGGAGGCTTAGCAAAAAGACTTCCGGGCGAAGATCACATTAGTGGACTGGTTGTGTATGGATCTTCAAACATTGCCAAAACAGTCCTAATTGAGGAAAAAGATTTAGTGCTACCTTCAACACCTATCCTAACAGATCTTGTATTGAAATACCACGTTTTAGAATATTTCCGAGTGAATCCTGGTTCAAAATTATACATAGTTGGTGCCACCGCTAACGATGGGCAATTTGTGGCAATTAAACAATTGCAACAATTTGCAGAAGGCAAAATAAGACAAATTGGAATTGTAGATTTAATAACACCATTTGTGGATTTAGAAACCACTTCTACAACTATCAAAGGAGTATTAAGCGAGTTAGCAGGTTTAAATATGCCCTTAGAGGCAGTTTACTCCATTCACTCGATGACTTCCGCAGACTTATTAGCGTTGCCATACCTTCAAAATTTTGAGAACGAAAGATTTAGCGTTGTTATTGGTCAAGACGGTGCGGGTTTAGGAAAACAAATATCGGATGAAACTGGTAAAAACACTGGTATTATAGGGGCAACATTAGGTGCCATTTCCAAGGCCAAAGTACATGAGAGTATTGCGTGGGTTGAAAAACAAAACTTGGTGACTGGAACGTACCCAAAATCTATAACAAACGACATTGTTGTGGCTAGAGAACTAGACGTTCCTGCCTTTATAGACGGCACATTGTTAAGAGATTTAACACCCGCACAGGTGCAATCTATCAATGATAAAGGCTACTTGTTTTTAATCAAACACATTGGTTACACCGGTACTTTTTTTAACGATAGTTATACTTGTACTGGTTTGGATAGCGATTTTTCCACCATCGAAACCAATCGAACCATAGACAAGGCACAACGAGGTGTTTACATCAAATTGTTGCCTAAAATTTCGGGACCTATTTATGTTAATCCAGATACTGGAGAGATAAGTGCCGATACTATTGCATCGTTAGAGGCTATTGCAGCTATTCCATTAGAACAAATGGAACGTGATGGTGAAATTTCTGGATTTAAAGTTTTTATTAACCCAAGCCAAGACGTGTTGGCTACCTCACAAATTATAGTAACATTAAAAATTGTTCCTGTAGGTGTTTTGCGTGAGATAGTTGTAAATATTGGTTTTGCAAAACAAGTTTAAGTTATGCCAATAGCAGATATAACTCCGTTAATAAATGGTCGTGAATACGGCTGGGCAGATATTGTTGTAAACATATCTGCATCTCCTATCATTGGCATTCGAGCCGTAAAGTATGAGGAGGAACAAGAGAAAGAAAACATCTATGGAGCAGGTAGAAATCCTGTATCCAGAGGATATGGACGAGTAAAAACAACAGGGTCAATTACCCTATTATCGCCTACCGTTTTTGCAATTCAGGCAGTTGCCCCAAAAGGGAAGCTTCACAACATTGCACCGTTTCCAATAGTGGTTAGCTACCAACCCGAAACTGGGGCAATAGTAAAACACGTTCTAAAAAATTGTGAGTTTAAGAAAACCACCTTTGATTGGAAAGAAGGCGATATGTCGAAAGAAATAGAACTAGAGCTAGTTATTTCACACATAGAATAATTTAAAATCCTATCAGGGTTCAAAATCCTGATAGGATTAACTCAAATTAAATACAAATAAAATAAAAATGAAGACAACAGAAAAATTAGTTTGTGGATTAGATGAAACACAAATTGAAGGATTAAGAAAAAAACACGGATTTTTAGTTACCGTTACCATTACTCAAGGCGAAAATACTTTAAACGCCATTTTTAAAGAACCCACTTTTGAAGTTTTGGAAGCAACTGGAGCCATCGGTAAAAACAGTGAAATAAAAGGAACTATTGCCCTTTATGAAAACTGTATCGTAAAAGCCGATGATGAAATAAACAACCGTGATTTTGCTAAACTTAAAGCACTTGAAGGATTGGCACAGCACATGAATTCGTTTTCGGTTAGCGTAAAAAACTTGTAGTCCGTCTGAAAAACGGCGGGGACGATGTAGGAACATTACAGGGCGATGCTATTATAATGGCAAACTTTAATGTAAATCCTAAAGAATTACAAGTTACCCAATGGGGAGAATATTACGCAAAAGCGATATGGCTCGAAGAATGGAGGTTAAAAAACCAAGCAGAGATGTTTCAAAACTTGTTTGGAGGTGGTGAGTAACTATCGACTTTGTACTTTGTAAAAAAAGTAAAGCACCACAAAAGGAATTACCACAAAAGGCAACAAAGGGTGCAACATCATTAGCAAAGCATTGATTACAAAAAACAAAACTATTTTGATAGTTCCACTAAAAAGCCATTTTATAAATCCCATGTATAGAAGTTTTTAAAGCACAAAGATACAAAAAATATGGACGGAGTTACTTTTAATTTGAATTTTAGCACTAACGGTGGCCAAGTATTGGGAACCGTTAATAATGCTTTGGATAACGTTCAAAATAATGTAAAGAAAACAACTAAAACTTTTGGGGATTGTTATAAATCATTTTTAGCGTTTGAATTAGCGGCTGGCAATATAGACCAGCTGAAAGATAGTTTCAATAATTTATTGGCACCGGGTATTGCTTTAAATACGCAAATGGCAGATTTAAGTGCCATAACTGGGCTTACAGGCACAGGTTTAAAAGAAATAGAAATGGCGGCACGTCAAAGTGCTAAAACCTTTGGAACTGATGCAAGCCAAAACGTAAACTCCTATAAATTAATCCTTTCGCAATTGTCTCCAGAGATTGCCAAAAATTCGGAGGCAATGAAATTGATGGGTAATAATGTAAACATTTTGTCAAAAACAATGGGTGGCGACACCGTGGCGGCAACGGAGGTTCTAACAACAGCGATGAATCAATACGGCGTAAATTTAGACGATCCAATTCAGGCTAGTAAAACAATGGCCGACATGATGAATGTGATGGCGGCTGGTGCAAAAGAAGGCTCGGCAGAGCTACCACAAATAAAAAATGCGTTAGAGCAAGTAGGAATGGTGGCAAAAACCACGGGCGTTTCGTTTGAGGTTACCAACGCCGCTATTCAAATGTTAGATAAAGCAGGTAAAAAAGGTTCAGAGGGAGGCGTGGCATTAAGAAACGTTTTAACCACACTTTCCCAAGGTCGATTTACCAGTAAAGATGCAACTTTCGGACTGCAACAAATGGGAATCAGCACGGCGAAACTTGCCGATGCGAGCATTCCATTAACCGACCGTTTGCGAATGTTAAAACCCGTTATGGGGGATACTGCATTGATGACAAAGGTTTTCGGTAAAGAAAATATGGCGGCCTCTATTGCCTTAATCCAAAGTGCGGACGAGCAGGACGCGTTGGCAAAAAAGATTACAGGCACAAATACGGCAACCGAGCAGGCAAATACAGTAATGGGTAGTTATCAGGAGCGAATTAATAGAACCACCGCAAGGCTCACAGACTTTAAAATTAGCTTTTTTAACGCTACACAACCATTTGCCCCTTTTATACAAGGTGGTTTAGAAAGTGCTAGCGGCTTGGCACATTTTGCACAAACAGTGAATATTTTGAATAGTGCACAAAATGCCTTAAAAGAAAAGTTAGGAAATACTAATGGTAGCTTGTCAAAATTAGGGAAAAGCCTAAAATTGAACTCCGCCATTTTTATGGAAAGTAGTATAATGACCTCTATTTCGGCAATCGCAAATAAAGTGTATGCCAAATCAATATCAAGTATAACAAGTGCCACAAGGTCTGCAACGGCTTCCGTTATTGGTTTGAACTTAGCCATGTTAATGAGTCCTGTTGGTTTGGTTGTTATTGGAGTTGTCGCCTTGGTAGCGGTGTTCAAACATCTATGGGATAATTCCAAACGATTTAGAGAAATTCTATTCGGAATTTGGGAAGCGGCAAAAGCAGTTTTTCACAATATAGGAGTAGTTATAAAACGAGTTTGGGATATGGTAATAAAACCAATTATAATGGGGTATTACACGGTTTATAAATTTGTTTTTACAAAAATATGGGAGTTCATTAAATGGGTTTTCAATGGTATTGCCGCCGTTTTCGTTTGGCTTTATGAGCAGGCGGTTTCAGTTTTTACAACCGTTAAAGATTTTGTAGTAGGTGTTTTCAACTGGATAGTTACACAGGTTAGTGCAGCCTTGAGTGTTGTAGGTTCTTTTTTTAGTGGTTTATGGGAGTGGTTTAGTGGGGTGTTTTCAGGGTTTGCTAGCTTTATTAACGAATGGCTTATCCAACCTATTAAAGACGCTTTTGGTGGTGTTTGGGATTGGATAGTCGGAATTTTTGAAAAGATTATGGATAAACTAACTGGAATTTTTGCACCGATTAAGAAATTCTTTAAAACACTTTTTTCAAGTGAAGGAATGACAGATGTAAAAGCGGCTTATAAAGATGGTGAGAAAAAAGGAGCAGCGAGTTATGATAAATCCCATAAAAAAACACAAAAGGTTGAAGTTATAGGAAAAGCCGAAACCAAAAAAAATAAAAACGCTTTTGACGTAACCAAGGGCGGTTTAGGAATAGTTCCACCAACCAAACCAATTGCAGGCGTTGGAGCAAAAGATAAAAAAGAGGGCGGCTCTGGAGGCGGTTCGGGTTCAAGAGGTTTAACGATTGGTAAATTAATCGAAAACATGACCTTACATTTTCATGGAACGGTTAAAGAAAGTAAGGAAAGTATTAAGCAATCTATTACGGAGGTTGCATTGACTGCCGTAAATGACATAAACCTCGCCAACTAATGAATTTTACTTTTTTAGGATTTAAACCTTTGCCATACGGAAGTGATAAGATAAGTTTGAAAGGTTCAGATTATTCAGGTGTTCCAACTCTTACCAGTTTGGCACTGCAGTATAAAAATATCAGAGTACAATTAGATGAGTGTGTTATTACTGTTAATCAAGAAAAAAATATTGTTACAACTCCAATGCAGGGAAGGGACGGAACAATAAAGGAATATATAAGCGATGGCGATTATTCTATTTCGGTTGATGCGGCAGTTTGTAGTTACATTATCAATCAAAATGATGCAACCGATTATGAGACGGCACAAGCCTATCCACTTTCGGAACTGGAGGATATAATGGCAATGCTTAAAATCAAAGATACGTTGGAGGTTCATAGTGATTTTTTAACCCTTTTTGGAATACAAAATGCAGTTATAAAAACTTACGGAATGGTTCAAGAAACTCATAGTAATAGACAGTCTTTTAATATTCAAATGTTGAGCGATACACCATTTGAGATAAAAATAAAACAAGATGTTGCGATTAACAAGTGAGATAATAATCGAGGGTTCACAAACGTGGAAGTTTGATGCACTAAATAATTGCAACATCGTGGAAGATACGGCAACATTAACGGATACCTGCGAATTATTACTACCAAAGCGAACGGACTGGCAAGGTGCAAAACTATTTGAAACGCCCGTTAAAAGAGGCGATAAAATAACGGTAAAACTGGGATATGATGGAAACAACAAAACCCGATTTGTCGGTTACATTAGAACGGTTGATGCTAAAAGGCCGATTAAAATAACGTGTGAAGATGGAATGTTCTTGCTTAAAACTGTTGAAGTAAAAAAGAAAGGTTACGCAAAAGTTACATTAAAGCAATTGATAACCGATTTATTAGCAGGAACTGGAATACAATTTCAACTAATTGATGACGATATTGTTTTAGGCCCCTACCGAATTACAAAAAATACTGTTGCCGAAGAACTCAACGAAATTAAAAGCGAGTTTGGATTGCGAGCTTACTTTAGAACCAACGGGGGTATATCAAAATTATATGTTGGTTTTACCTATCCATTCGACGGCAGACGGCACGAAGATTTTGTTTATGGACAAAATTTGATAAGTGAAGATTTTGTTTACCGAATTGCAGAGGATGTTAAAATTAAAGTCAAGGCTATTTCGGTAGACGCCAAAAACAAACGAACAGAGCTAGAAACAGGTGATAAGGACGGCGAACTTTATACGGTTTATAAATATAATGTTGGTAAAGATGAATTAAAGCGATTTGCCGAAACGGAGTTGATACGATTTAAAACAACTGGTTTTAAAGGAAGTTTTGAAACTTTTGGAGAGCCATTTGTAAACAAATGTGACATCGCCCATATTGAGGCATCGGATAACAACAAAGGCGATTTTTTAATTAAAAAATTAGAAGTCAATTTCGGGATGAACGGGTACAGACAAAAAATTGAAATAGGGCAACCCTTAAACCTCAAATAGTATGGCTGATGAAAATGATTTTGCAGGAGCAATAAAAAAACTCACAAAAACAAGTGATGAAGTTTATGCTAAAGTTTGCGAGGTTCTTGAAGTAAACCAATCCGAAAAAACGGTCGATGTAAAACCGATGGACGATACCGCAGAAATATTTAATGTTCGTCTGCAGGCGGAAAGTGAAACAGGAGGTTTGGTTTTGTTTCCAAAAAAAGGAAGTGCCGTTTTAGTTGTTTTTATAAATAAAAATAGTGCGGCGGTTGTTAATACCAGCGAAATTGAAAAATTAGAATTAGTAATCGAAAATGTGGAGCTTCAAATTGACAAAGACAAATTTTTGTTTAAACGAGACCAAGTACAGTTGGAAATCGACCAAGCGGGGTTTTTACTTAAAAAAGAAAACGAAACGTTAAAAAAATTAATGGTGGATTTGATTAAGGCAATTAAAGCTCTAAAATTTACAACCAATAATGGCCCCACAATCAACTTGATAAACATAGCCGATTTTACCGCTCTTGAAAGCAGGTTTAATCAGTTTTTAAAATAGGTTTAAAATAATAAAATATGGCATTAGTACAGTCAAGATTAAAAGCAAAAATAAAAGCCGCCTTTGAAGCAGAACAATCGGAGGAAGTGGATCACAACGCTTCGTTAGACAGAATTGCAAACAAATTAGCAACAGCAATTATAGAAGAAATACAATTTTTAACAATCAATTATTCCGCTGGCTTGGTTGCCCCAAGTGGTGGTGGCAACGTAACAGGGACGATAACACACACGATATCATGAACGATTTTCAGCTGGATAACAATCAGGATTTAAAAATAGAAAATGGCGATTTTGTTCTTGCCGATAGTACTGACCAAAATGTGGAATTGCTTTTTAGAATAACACCAGGAGAGCTAAAAGAACATTTGGAAACAGGTGTAGCAATTGATAGGTCAATTAATGGAAACATTGACCGATTTTTAGACAGAACAATTAGAGTGCAAATGGAGGCAGATGGATACGAAATTGATAAATTAGAAATTAACGAAAACGGCATTGTAATAGAAGGCAGTTATGAATGATTATAAAGTACATGAAAATCAATCTCTTTTGGACGTATCGGCTCACGTTTATGGCTCGACCATATATGCGGTTGCTTTATCTATCTTCAATAACATTTCATTAACAGATAATTTAGTAGCTGGACAAATAATTAAGTTATCTGATTTTCCAGTAAATAAACTAGTACTAAAATCGGTGGAAAGTAGAAATATCATTCCCGCAACAAATACAACAGAAAAAAGCAATCTTGATTTTTTAGGGTTTGCGTACGAATTTGCAATAAGTTTATAAAAATGGCACGAACAATTAACAACATACAAAACGAAATTTTAACGGCTCGAAATACTGCCGCTGAACTCTCGGCTTTAGAAGTTTTAACCACTAGCGAGCAAACCATCTTAAACGCAAATAGCACTAGTAAAGTGGCAATTTGGCGATTATGGGTTTGGATTTTCGCCTTTGGGCAATATGTTTTAGAGCAATATTGGGAAACTTTCAAAATTGAAATTGAAAAACGAATTGCAGAATCACGTATTCACACTCCAAAATGGTACAGAGAAAAAGCTCTTGACTTTTTATATGGTGTATCATTGGTTCAAGATAAAGACTACTACGATTTGACTTTATTAACGGATGCTCAAATTTCAACTGCAAAGGTTATAAGTAACGCCGCTTCGGTTCGTGTGGTTCAAAATGGGTACGGAACTTTAAGGTTAAAAGTTGTTAGAACCGTTGGCGGTGAGTATGCTCCAGTATTGTCCGAACATTTAACCGCATTAAATGTATATTTTAACAACCACATTGCCGATGCAGGAACTGTGGTTAATGTTACAACTGGCGATGCCGATTTGTTAAAATTGAAATTAGATATTTATTATAACCCATTGATTTTAGGAGCCGATGGCTCTCGTCTTAATGGTACTAATTTAACTCCAATTATAACACAAATTAAAGAGTATTTAAAGTCGATTGATTTTGAAAACGGAAAGTTAGTATTAACCTACTTGATTGATGAATTGCAAAAGGTTGATGGTGTTGTTTTGCCAGTTGTAAAAGAAGCATTTTCAAAATATGGGTTGTATGATTATACAACCACTGGAATACAAAACGTGGGCGTAATTAATGAAATACGAATTGCCGATGCTGGTTATATGAAATTAGATGAAAGCGAACTTTTGATTAACTACATACCTTATACGGAATAATGGATAACGTGTATAACATCAATTGGCGAACGTTTATTGTGCTTAATTTACCAGCATTTCTGCGTAAGACAAAGACTATAAAATTTCTAGAAGTTATTTTCAAGCCGATTATGTGGTTACATCTTGCGTTTTTGGAATTTCGTACACAGGCATTGTACAAAGTAAATCACAACTCGCAAATATGCTATTTACAGGCAGTTTTGAATGATAGTTTTGACAGCACACAAAGGCGAATTATTATAAGAAACGCCATTTTAAGAGAGCCATTGTGGTTTTACGAACCCGAAGAAAATAGACCAGTTTTGTTTTATGAAGAAAGCGATAACAAACCTGTTTATTTTCGAGAGGAAATAGAGTTTGTTGGAGATGGAGCAGATTTTTTGGTATTAGTGCCAATCGACCTAAAACCAACAAACACACAAGAAGAAAATGCCTTAATCATAAAGGTGGAAGGACAAATAAATTATTACAAACTATTCGTTAAAAACTATATTATATTATGGGTTTAGGAAATAAATTAATCGTTTCGGCAACTGGGTTTCCAGGTACCAATAAAACGCTTCGTTTTATACAAGATGCGTTTCGTGAGCCACTCGGAGCATTAGCACAATTGGCAGGCGATAAAACCATTATTACAGGAGTTGTAAATACTGCAGGTGTGGTATCAAATGGTTTTATTACTTACAATGGCGAAATTATACCCTTTGTTGGTGGAAGTTATGCTACTACAGTAACCATTATAGAGGTATTTGAAAACGCAAATTACAATACTGATGCAGACAATAACCAACAATTAGATAGCTTACCAGCATACCGAACTATTTATGCCAAGTGTGGAACTGGTGGGATTGACCTATTTAATTTTAACGAGTTAAAACCCTTAAAAACAATTGATGCGCTTACTGATTTTACTGGGCGTACGGACATTGTTTTTGATGCAAACTATGTACACACTGATTATAATTTTACTTTGGCATTATTGAACAAGTTAAATGGAATTGAGGATAATGCACAGGTTAATGTAAAAACAGACTGGGAAGCCGCAATTGGCTCTGCCACCGAACTTTTGAATAAACCAATGAACCTTGTTACTTATTTACGCAAAGGCTATACGTATTTGGGAGATTTTCCAGGGAATATTGATGGAGAAGTTCTTATTTCCTTTCCAGCCTTGGAAACGACAAATTATGTAGTGGTTGGTTCTTTAAGAGTTCTATATGGGGTTGATGCAAATCAAAGTAATGATGTGATATGGACAATAGCCGATAAAACAACCACTAGTTTTAGACTGATTGGTAAAGATACCAGTAGTGGTGTTGGACAAAACTTATACTTTGATTATTTCCTTTTAAAATTATAGCATTATGAGATATTTTAAAGCAGCAGAAAAAGAGCAAAAGCCATTTATTACGTGGAATTTATGGGCAGAAAACGAGCAGGAATTGGAGCTATTAGAAGATAAAAATAGTCCACTAATTTTGCAAGAAAAAGATATTCCAAAATACATTTATGGGATATGTCCCTTAAAAATAATGGAAGGAAACCTCGTGAATAGAACACAGGAAGAACTTGCCCAACTGGAGGCAGAATTTAACGCCATCAACGACGCTAGAACTAAACAAATCAAAAGAGACGTTTTGCAAAAATTATATTTAGAAATTACACTTTCCACTGACTTAGCCGAAGATACTACGGAACTCTCTAGCGAGTATAACCGATTAAAGCAGGAATATTTAAACTATTACGCACCTAAAGATATTAGCTAAATGAGTACCATTTTTAACATAGAACAAAAACAGGATAGTGCCGAAAAGCTACTTGCCGTTGCCGATAAGGAAAAAAAATACATCTTGTTTGCCCCAGAATTTAATACAACTGTTGATCAAGTGCTGCAAAACACCATTGATAACATCAATATAGACTTTTATTGGAACAAACCAGATATGGTGCTTTTGGATGGCGACAACATTAAAAAACACCTATTAGGCATTAAAATAAACAACGAAGTTATTTTTGCCAACGGAGAAGTGTACTTGTTTATTGATAGATACAAACCAAAACGAGTTATACGTACTACTACAACAGATACACATGTATATAGCATTAAAACCTCGGGCTTCAAACACCCAGTAAATGCAAGTAAATATTATCCTAAAAGGCAAACAGAAATACGTTTAAATAGTGCCAACGAGATGTTAGACTTTGGGCAAGAATACTTTTTTAAAAAGCATTTTGACTGGCAAGGAAATTTTTCTGGCCCACGAGCAAATGGGCTTATGAAAAAGGCAACTAATTACAATAACACACAAGCACAAGTGTACTTGCAATTTAGAATAAAATGGGTATTAAACGGAAAAGAGTATCACAGCAAACCATTACAAAAGTTATGTATGATTTTTTCAATGTTGCCACAAAATGGAAATGTAATTAGTTATAAACTATAAAGAGTAAGGATAGGTATTTAGCAACCTGCATAAGGATGTTTATTGGCTAACCTGTATAAGGATAGCCATTGCCTAACCTGTAAAAACGGTATTAGTAGCTACTAACACCTTTTTTTTACAAAACAATTGCGAGGAGAGTGCAATAAAAAAAGTCCTCCAACATTTAAAAACTTCTCACGGTATTTTAAACTGACACACTCAAGGTCGTCGGAGGACATAAGTCTTCTGATACCTTGAGTGTTTTTTGTTTATATAATAACCGTGAGAGGTGCAAATATAATCATTAATCATCAATCAAAAAACGAATGGAATTAAATTATCGTTGGAAGTTGGCTAATGCCTATTTTCAAAAAAACAAAGGCAAAGTATTTAGCTGTTTTGCGTGTGGCGGTGGCTCAACTATGGGTTACAAATTGGCAGGTTTTGACGTTGTCGGTTTTCTTGAAATTGACAAACGTATGGCAGATATGTACACCAAGAACCACAACCCGAAGTACGCTTTTATAGAAGGAATCCAAACTTTTAAAGACAGAACCGATTTGCCTGCAGAATTATTCGAGTTGGATATTTTGGACGGTTCGCCTCCGTGTAGTTCGTTTTCTATGAGTGGCAATCGTGAGAAAGATTGGGGTAAAGAAAAGAAATTTTCAGAAGGACAATCGCTCCAAGTACTTGATACCCTTTTTTATGATTTTATTGATTTGGCAGAAAAGCTACAACCAAAAGTTGTAGTAGCCGAAAATGTTACCGGAATTCTAAAAGGCAATGCCCGGAATTATGTTCGCAAAGTGATAAACGCATTTGACAAAGCAGGTTATTTGGTGCAAGAGTTTGAACTCGACAGCTCACAAATGAACGTGCCACAAAAAAGAGAGCGTGTGTTTTTTATTGCTATTCGTAAAGATTTGGTGGAGTTGTTACCTGGTTCCGTTGGTTTACTTTTTTCTGATTTTCCAAAACTGGATTTAAAGTTTGGACGCTCTCCAATTCTATTTAACGAAATACGAACGGAAGGATTAAGAGATAATAGTTGGACAGACCACGACCAGTATATTTGGGACAGGCGTGTTATTGGCGACCGTAAATTTTCGGACGTTTTAATTCGAGTACAGGGCAGAAATTCAAACTTTAATAGTTCGTTTATCTATCCACATAAACCAGTTCCTACGTTGGCGAGTTCGGAAGGCTCTAAATATGTTTTGTTCGATGAGCCACGCAAAATGAACTCAACCGAAATGAAGCTCGCACAATCATTCCCATTAGATTATGATTTTGGAAGTAACAAATGTTCTAAAATTCAATACGTGTTAGGTATGTCAGTTCCGCCGCTTATGATGGCAAACCTAGCCGATAGATTATACAATGAGTGGCAAATAATATTTAAAAATGAATCAAAAAGTAAAACAATTTAATTACAAAGAGCAATACGGAGTTATTGTAATTTGCAAAGATGAGGAGGAGCAAAAAGCCATTTTCGAGGAGTTACAAAAGAAGGGTTTAACCCTTAAAGTAGTAACGGTATGATAGTAAAAGTAGAACATTCGTGCAATGACTTTGAAAGTTACAGAGCACAACGAGTGAAGTCGTTATTCAATGCCGAAAGTGGTGCAAACTGGGTGCAAGAATTTAATATTGATATTGACGATTTGGATTGGGGCATTGGTTTGATAGTAGGAACTTCGGGAAGCGGTAAAACTTCTTTAGGTCGTCAGTTCTTTGGAGAAGACAAACTTTATGACCTTTACAAAGGTTGGGATTCAACCAAGCCGATAGTGGACTGCATTTTGCCTGATGGCGATTTTAATACAGCAACTGGAGCACTGGCGGCTGTTGGTTTGGGCGATGTTCCGAGTTGGTTGCGACCTTTCAATGCGTTATCCAACGGTCAGCAATTTAGAGCGGGATTGGCTCGGTTAGTTACCGAAGCTCCAAACGAGGTTGTTATTGACGAGTTCACATCTGTAATTGATAGACAGATTGCCAAAGTTGGAGCGTTGGCGTTTGCCAAGAACTGGCGTAGGAACAAAGGCAAGAAAGTAGTTTTATTATCGTGCCATTATGATATTGTCGAATGGTTGCAACCAGACTGGGTATATGACGTAAATACCAAAGTATTAAAAAAAAAAGCGACATCGGGAAGCGACCAGAAATTAAGCTCGAAGTATGGAAGGTCAACGGAACTTACTGGAAACATTTTAAAGAGCATTATTATTTAGATCTAAAACATCCACCTGCCGCCGAATATTTCGTAGGCGTTGTAAATGGCGAAATGGTCGCTCATGTGGCGGTTTGTCCTTTGTTCACGGCAAATGCGTATCGTGCTACTCGATTGGTTGTTACGCCCGAATGGCAAGGAGCTGGTGTAGGAACTGCTTTTTTAAACGAGGTTATGCAATATCATTTAGAAGGAAACGGACGTTGTAACCGAAAGTATCACACTTTTTTTCATACTTCACACCCGCAGCTATGTGGGTATTTAAGAAATTCCGAAAAATGGACACAAACTGGTGCAATACTTTACGGAGCGAATAAAAAACGAAGTAGTGCCAGTATTTTGAAAACTGGTAGCGGTATGATGGGTGGCTGCGGTTATGGCGGACATTTTAGAGCCGTTCAAAGTTTTAAATATTTAGGAAAATGAAAAAATTAAGAGTTTTTATAAGCGGTCAAAAGTATTTCGGGGAGCAAGTATTGAGTTTATGCACTCGACTGGATTTTGTGGAAGTGGTGGGCGTTTGCTCACCGC